CTGCAAGTAAATTGTATGCTCTACCATCATTTCTGTGATTCTCTGAATGTTGTAGAAGGTCATCTGGGGTTATTTTTCGTTCTTCTTTTAATATGTCAAAACATTTAGATATTGTTTTTGGCCCTAAACCTTTAATCCCTGGTATGTTGTCACTTTTATCACCCACAATTGATTTGAAAAGTAAAAAATTATGAGGTTGAACACCAAATAATTCTTCTACTTTTTGTGCTCCATAAACTTCTTTTTTAATTGGATGCCAGATTTTAACTCTGTCATCTAATAATTGATAAAAATCTTTGTCAGTTGAAGAAATAAACAATTCTTTCATTTCTTCTTTTTGTTTAAAAATTTCTGTTAAATAAGCTATTGAATCATCTGCTTCAATATTATCTAACATTACAAATGTAACTGGCAAATTTTTCAAATACTTAATTGTTCTAAGCATTTGATATTGCATTTGTTTTCTTTCTTCTTCTTCATCAGCCCATTTATATGCTCTATTTAATCTTGTTCCCGCACCACGATTTTCTTTATATTGAGGAAATATTTTTTTTCTTCTTGAAGAAGAGTCTTTGCCATCTAAAACAACAAAAAGACGAGTTGGGCGAGTTGCTCTTATAACTACTCCCAATGTAAAAAGAAAGCCAACAATGCCTCCCACATGTTGGCCGTCATCATTTGTAGTTGGGTTTTCTACCCAAATTCTAATGAAGTTATTGAGTCCGTCAACTATCAATACTCTAGAATTTAATGTTAAGTTTTTATACTGCTCATGTTCTTGTTCTATAGTATTAAAAATTTGTTGGTATAGTTCTTTCATTTAATCATCCGTCGGTTCTTCAAATTTAATTTCTGAAGTATCAATTTCAGATAAATTTTGCCTGTCAATATACTTCATAATTACTGCATCACATATTGCATCATATAACATCTGTTTTTTAACAGGATTTTCTAATATTTTTTTCCTTATTGATGATGATTGAAATCTCTCCATATCAGGATCACCTTTTATCATCATCCAACCACCACCCATAGTCTCTAATTTGTTGTCTGGGCCTGCTGGTTTTGCTTCATCTTTTAATTTTTTAGCTGGAACAATAATCTTATATTTTTTTCCTGTTTCAAACCAAGTTGTTGCTTCATCTATTCCTCTGTCAAAATAGATATCAAAATCACAGTCTCTAAAAGGAGGCCCAATTCGACTCTTAATTACTTTACAGTTTGTTCTAACGCCAACAACATCATCAGATGATTTTATTCTATTCACCATTTTCAATCTTAATCTTAATGATGAGTGGAATGCAATTGCTTTACCACCAGATGTCGTCCATGGATCCCCATAAGTTACACCAACATTTGTTCTTAATTGATTTGCAAATATTAATGCAATTCTATGTTGTGCAACAGTTTTAGTAATTTTTCTCATTGCTTGAGATAAAATTTGTGCTTTTTGCATACCAAACCCTGGCTTTGTAAAATCAGCTTCATCTTCAACTCTATTTGTAGCACCCATTACAGAGTCAACTGCAATTGTTACTAGCTTATTATTATCAGATGATCTAATTTTTTCAACAATGTTTTCAATAGTTTGAAATACATCTTCTATAATTGGTATTGGTGCGTAAATAAAATTCCCAAAATCAACACCAATTGCTTTCAAAAAATCTCTATCCATTGCGTGCTCAGTATCAATATAGATTGGAATACCACCTTTAGCTTGCGTTTCTTTAAGAATGTGACCAATTAACAAAGATTTGCCAGAAGATTCTAGGCCATTTATTTCTATGATTCTACCCACAGGAATCCCACCATTTTTTCGATTGCTTATAATTACATCTAATACTGGATTGCCTGTTGAAACCCAATCTGAAATATCAGTGGGACTCCATTGTGGATCATCAAGAAAAAATGCACCGAAAGAATTTTCTGAAGAATTAATTTCTTTGTAGATAGCATTAACTAATTTATCTCTAACAGTTTGTTTACTATCATGCTCTTTGTTTTCTTCTTCTTCTTGAAGAGGTGACTCAACACCATCTTCTTCTTTTTTCTTTCTAGCCATTAAAATTTCCCTTTATTTCTTTTTGTTGAACAAAGTTTCAAAAGCAGTTTCTGCTTTTTTCATTGCTTCAGTTGATTCAGCTGATTCTTCTTCTTTTTCTTCAGTTGCTTCTTCCTTCTCTTCAGGTTTGTTTGCCAACCAACTTTCAAGAATATCTTTCAACTCATCATATTCAGGAAGCTTAAAAATATCAGTAATATTTTTTTGTTCAGAAAGAAATTTTTCAGCTGTTTTTTCATCATCAGCTAATGGGCTTGTATGCCTCTTTGCTCTGATTGTAGTTTTTCCAAAACTGTTTCCTGCTTCTTCTGCAGATTGGAAAACAACTACTAAATCTGTTCCTGTTGCAGGATCTGTGATATCACCGTAATCGGGATCATTCATTATTTTTAATATTTCTTCATAAGTATTTTTACCAAATGCCCAAAATCTAACACCTTCATTTTCTTCACCTCTCACCAAAACAGGCACATAAACTCTCAATTTTGCTCTTAAAGTTCTGCTCAATTGATAGCTGGATTTGTCTTTTGTTTGAACAAGTTTGTCAGCGAATTCTTCAAATGGATCTGGTTTTCCAAAAGATTTTGGTGACAAGTAATTCTTGCCATCTACTCCATAATGAAAATACAATGAAATAAAAGGAAAGTCTTTATCATATTTATAAGGAACGATTCTAATGGTGTGCTCACCGGTTGGTTTCCATAAACCTTCAGTTTTTTTAGTGGTTTCTTGGATGTCTTTGAGTGTCTTACGCACTCTATCTAATAGAGGATTGCCTTTGGCCATAACATTTCTCCCAATAGTTAATAGTTATTTGTTATTTAGTTAATTAGTATTAATCAATTATTAATATTTTTTTTAATAACCGATTTAGTAATAAATATAGTAAAAATTTCTAGTTTAAGGATGCTGAACGTCAAAATAATAATCATCAATCAATTCTTTAATTTTCTTTTTGTCATCTGGCAACTGCTTTTTATCATCTATATCGCCATCACTATCTTCTGTAGCAATGTACCAATTGCTTCCGTGTGCAAATATCTTCACACCCTTGTCAAACTCGCCCTTTATAAAATATCCACTGCCCTCTTTTGACCATCCATCTAATTCGCTCTTTTTTATATTTAATGATTTAAATGCATTTTCAATATTCTTTTTCATTTCAGCATATTTTTTTGCAGGTACTTCTTTAAATCTAGGATAACTCTTGTCATTTGGATCATCTATTTCAGGATCAAAATTTCTCACTTTAATTGTTTTTTGTTTTCCCTCTTTCAATATATGAGAATAGAAGTTTTTATATTTTACTTTCATTTTTGTCTCCAAGCTCAATTATATCAAATAATTTTGTATTGATTTTTTTGAATTCACCTCCGTTTGTAACCAATATGCAGTTAGTATAATTTTCCCAAGGTATTGAAAAGTTTTTATCTAATTTTCCATCATTAAGAACTTGAATCAAATAGTTCAATGCATTGATCGTATACAAAGTATTTGTATTCTTTTTTCTATGAACACCAATTGTGTTTGGTGGTATGTTGTCAATGTCTATTTTTGAGCTTTCATCAATATTATAACTACAAATTAATTCTTTTTCATCTTCTTTGTTTTGCAAAATAAAAATTCTATCAAACAATATAGCGTATGTTTTTTGAATATTATCTAATATCTCTTGTAATTTATTTGTTGTAGTAAATGTGATCAATAGCTGTGAATCTACTACCATTTATTTTCTCCATTATTTCTTTTTCATTCGCTTCAGTTGATTGACAATACTTCTATACTTAACAGAAAGTGGATCATTCAAATCAACGCGACCGCCTTTTCTAACAATTTCTTCCATTTTAAATTCTAATTCTTGTTTTTGTTTTAATAATTTGTCATATTCGCCCTCATCAATGCGAACACTTTCATTTTGTAATAACAAATTTCTTACTAAAACTTTAATTGCAGACTCAGGCCAATTGCTTTCTTTAAGAACTTCAATCAAAATACTAATATGAGACTGATTAGAAAAATCAGGGCGACCATCTTCTATCTTCTCACATACTGATTCTAATATTTCATCAAAATCTGTATTGACTCTTCTTGTTCTAGTATTCATAATCTTCTCCAATAATATATAAATATTAAAAATTATGAAAGTTTGTTCAGTTCGTGATAGTTCGTCCCCCAAGAAATTGAAACTGGAAACTTATTATTTTGTTGCAAAATAGACACTATTTTATCTATAAGTTCTTTTCCTTCACTGATTTTGAAATCAATCAAAACTGAATCATAAATGTATAAAACAATTTTTGTTTCATATTGTTTTAATAAATCAAACAATTCATTCAATATAATCATATGACTTTCAGTTTCCAATGTTTGCATATAATAATTAAACAATGTATATGGCACAATGTTTTTTAATTTGTGACTATACATTTTTCTTTTGAAAAATTTAGTTTCAAAATAGCCATTTGATTTGAAGCTTTTATATAAATCAAAAATAAATTTTCTAATTTTTTCATAAAAAGGTATTATTAAAAATTCATCAGGGATTCCGCCATAGATGACGTTAAATGATAGTTGCTTTGATTGTTGATGTTCTTCTTGCGTCAATGGTTCTTGTTTATTAAAATAAAATTTGCCCAAAACATCATACGGATGTTCATTAAAAACCTCGCCCACTAAATCAGCCATTAAGTAAAAGTGGCAAGCATCATAATCAATCAACAACATCATACCATCATCTTTGAATCGACTAACAAATTGTTTTCGACTTCCATCTTCTTTGCTCATACCAATAAAATTAAAACCACCATAAGTACAAGAGGGCCTGTTAGTAATTGTATAGGGGTTGTATTTGTAATATGCAAAATTATCATAAACAAAATCTTTTTTTCTTAATCCATTGTTGACTTGTATTCCACTTGACTCCATATTATATAATACATTCAACATTGTTGTGTTCATTGAATTGAATGTTTCAGAATTTATATCAGATGCTTGAATAATTTCTAAAGATTTATTTCCATTATCTTGCAAATATTCTATGTGTTTTATTGCAGGTATGATTAAATTTGATTCTAAATTTCTATGAAATCTTCGATTCAAAAATTGATGTGCTGGAGTTTGTTCTTCAAAATCAATTGTCAATTCGCCATTATTAATATAATCTAATAATTGAATATCTTTCCAAGTGTTGTCAAGCTTGCTTTTCAAATAATGTTGAAAGTCTCTTTTGTCTACTACAAACTTGCTCATTTTAGATGAAAGAATTTTTGATATGAGATCCCAAGAGTTTTCTAAATTTATGCAGTCAGGATGATTGATCGGTGCTATATATTCTTCATTAAAAAAATTAAAATATAATATGCTAATAGAATTAAAAGCTGGATGAGTTCTATTATTTGCAAACACAGGAATGAGTATAAAATTTTGCTCATTTATTAAGTTGCACAATTGTTTGTATTGATTTGAAGATTCAACTATAACCATTTATAACCTTTTTAATAAATATCAATGCAATTTGGTAAATTCCAATAGCTTGTTTTCTAATAATTTTTTAATACCTGGGAGCTTTTTGTCTGATTCAACTAAAATATTGTAATTAGTATCAATAATACTTTGTAAATCACCCGTTAATTTCCAGTTCATATCTAGATTAATATAAAAGGGTTCTGATTTGAATTTGTTAAACTGTGCTTTATCCACCTCTAGAATTTTAGATAAAGGATTATTGACTTGTCTTAAGAAATATCGAGTAAAATATCCTCTATCATAATCCGCTTGCTTTAACACAGGTTTTTTCTCATTAGCAAACTCCATCTTTTTAGGATTAGCTAATTCTTTATAAATTACAGCATCTATATTTTTATCAATTGGCGTTGGCATTATAGTTTCTCATATTCTTCTGCTACTGTTAAAACTTTACTTACATAATATTGATTCCTGCCATCTACAGGCAATCCTGCTCTATATAACTTTGCTACAGTTCCTTCTCCTACATTATATGCAGCCACTGTCCCTCTTAGCAACTCATCACCAGTTAATCCGACACTTTGTAGATGACGAACTTTGCCATCTAAAATTGTCTGAGCAAGACTTGCAGCTCCATTTGGAGTTTTCCATTCTCCTGCATTCAATCTTGCTTGAATATCTGCACCATTTGCTTTGTCATTGATTTGGAAGAATGAATATGAATATCCTTTTCCGTCAGGGTTAAAAATATTCTCACAGTTTGTTTTAGCATCTTGATTTATATCAATTTCACCACTTGCCTCAGCATAAATAATTCCAGCCATCACTGACTCTGAATATACTTTGCCTGCAGATTTAGACACTAAAATTGCTCCCATATTGTTTTTTATCCAAAGTAATATATCTTTCTTAGGAAAACCTGTATATCTTTTTTGCTGTAAAGTAGAAATATTTTCTCCTGTTACTCCACTAGTGCCAGCAGTAGTTTCACCCTCTTTTTTCAAATCAAAAATTCTCAACATAGCTTTAATTGTTGTTGTCCAATAATTTTCAGTAATGCTAGCATCAATCCCACTGATTTGAAATACAGAATTTACTTTATACATATCGGGAACAGAATCAATATGAAAAATATCACCAATTCTTAATCCACTAACACCTTCAATTGTTAATGATAATTCAGCAGGCAATACAATTTGTTGCCTTGTATTATTTTCACCTCGTGAATAAACTAACTTTTTCATTGCTACAATTATATCATTTTCATTTACTTGTCTTTTCCATTTTAAGTCTGGTAGCAATGCTTTTTTCATTTCATCAGAAAATGGTTTATTCGGGCTGTTTGCCCCTGAATATAAATCATTTTTTTGAGGATCATCACTTTGATCTTCAGTTGGGTTAGAATCTGTATTGTCACCTTGATTATCACTAATTGCAGGAGGAGGGGGCTCATATTTGGTTTGTATAAAGAAGTCTTTATATTTTTTATCATTCCATAAATTTATGAAACTGTCGTTGTCAGTATTTAATTTTACAGGATCATTTTCTTCAGAATTTGCTCCATACATAGCTGTCAACTTAAATGAATCTGGCATTTTAGTAGAAAAATCAATGCTTTTTGCAAAACCTTCTCCACCATAAGCTTTTATTTTATATAGTTTTTCACCACTTTCATCCTTCAATGCATCCATCAATTTGCTATCAAAATAATTTTCATCAATAACACACATTTCTTGTGTTCTCTCTTTTATTTTCAATTTCAAATTCCAAAATTGAATGCAAGCTGAATTTATTAAGTTTAATAATGTAGTTAAAGCATCTACTAATGTGTTTGCAGTTTCAAAAGCTTGAATAACGTGTTCTAAATTTACATAAATATGTCTAACATAACCAACATTATCTTTAATTTCTTGAGTCCCATCAACTGTAGGTCTATTAAATAATATCCCATATTGTTCACTAGCATTTTGTCCATTATTAATAAAACAAACACTTAAATCAGTTGATCTTAAAAAGGGATTGTTGCTTATCTGATAAGAGTTTACACTTGTTTTGTAAAACTGATCCCAACTTTGTCCTTTTAATTCTGTTCTAAAAGATTGAGTGATTGCTCTTCTTTGTTGAGGAGTCATTTTGTCTGGAGGTTTTGTTTCTTGACTGCTGATTCTAAAAACTTGTCCTCCGCTTTCATTTGAAAATTTAACGCCCAAATGAGCATTAACAATAACATCTTCAATAAATCCCCAAGTAACAAATGTTTTTGCTCCACCTTTTTCATCAATTTCTTTGATCTCACCTAGTTTAGATTCTTTTTTTCTAGAACTTTCTATGGGCCCAAATTGAGTTGAGTTTATACTAAATGTTTCAGTAGTTTCAATTCCATCTGAAAATGCGTGAACATCCTTGGGCCTTCCTGCCTCACCCAATATCGAATATTTTGGTATCAATCTTGGCAAATCATTGGTGATAAATTGCTTAATGACTTTTTTATATTTTTCTTTTGCAGCAGTTTCTTGTTGTTCAACAGTAATTGCGCCCAGCGCACCAGCAGTTTCGATTTGTATTGGTTTTAATTCAAGTTGATGAACTAAATTTAAACCATACATCAAAGCACCCTGATTTGTGACATCAGTTATACAATCAAAGCCGCCATCTTCTCTCAACGTAACATCAAAATTTGTTATTATTCCCAAACAACCATCATACTGTCCCTCACTAGCCAATGCTTTATCATAAAAAACTCTCCATTGATTATTTTTGAATGCATTCAATTTATCATAATCACCAGACTGTAACATAAATAAGTCGCCATCATTCAGCCAACCCCACTCAATTAAAACTGATCTCCCTGGTGTTAAAAAATAAGGCCCATATTCATTTAATTGTTCTTTTGAATTTACTTGCCAACTTATTTGAGCAACTCTTACACCACCATATTTACTTTTATATTCAACTTTTAAATTTGTGACGCCCGGTCTAAATCTATACATATCATCAAAATTATACACATTAGAAAAAGCAAAATCACTTTGAACCTCTGTAGATTTTTTTGAAATTCCAACCATAGTTATGAATCCTGCTTCGGGTTTATCAACTTGCTGAACACCACTTGTGACTTTCATCCAAGCTGTCATAGGTCTTATTCTTGATGTTGATGTAGCTTTTTGAGCAAGTTGTTTTCTTATAACTTTTTCTATGAATGTGGTGTAGGGAAAACCTTCATACGAATCTATTTGTTGTTGATCTATATCTTGTGGCATTTCTTTACTCCAAATTTTAATTTACAATTCTCATTATGCCAACGATCGAATAAGTTTATAGAAATTAATCTCTCACAATATTTGCATTTTATTTTTTCTCTTTGTTTTCTAATCTTTGGATTGGGAGCTAATTTACAGTTATCATTGTGATATTCATTCAAATTCCCAACATTCATTATTTTATGACAATATTTACATTCTTCTTTATTTTTCTGATGTTTGCCGTGTTTTTTATTTCTTTCTCTTTCTTTTTCTAATGCCTTTTTCAAACCATATTTTTTTATCCAAACACTCAATAAAGATTTTTTATACATAGGGTTGTTTTTTCCTTTGAAAATCTTCCCATTATTTCCATGCCCACCGTCTGCTATATTATAGCCATTAGGAACTTTACTATTTAATTTTTTAATCCAAAACTTTTCTCTTTCACATAACTCTTCTTTTGTTTCACATTCTTCTAAAATTTCTTTTTTGAAATTTTCAATGCCATATTTATCAATAGCTCTTTTAATATATATTCCTGAACCCAAATATTCTTTTCGACTTTTTGTGTCCAAACCAATATAAAATTTTCCACTGATTGTATTTGTAATTTTATAAATTTGCATTTTTATTCAAATGTTAAAATAAAGTACCCAGGTTTTTGTGATGCATCTAATCTATAATCACCAATATTAGCTTTATCAATTAAATCTCTCATTTTCCCATACCATTTTCTATTGTTTGTAGAAGGAGCTACAATACTTGCAGTATTTCCACTGCCTTCAACTCCATAGTATCTGAAGCCAGACATATTATTAAAAATATCAGCAATTTTTTTGCTTTTATCTCTAAAATTGCCTTCATTGATTGACTCTTTTTTTGTACTACGTAATTTTTTAAAATAATTTTTCAAGTCATATAAACTAAAAGTACTATGATATGGATATTGAATCATCAAACCATACTGTTCCATTTGATCATCATTTAAGTTGGGATAGTTTTGTCTTATTTTGTCAAAATTTATTTTATGTAAAATTTTTGCTCTATTCTTGTCGGCCCAAGATTTAATATCATTATAGCCCTTAAAAGGTTCTTGTGCTTCTAACAAAATATTTACAATTTCTTCTCTTACAATTTGTTTTAATGTCTTTTTCATTTGTTTAAAGTCTCCAATTTTGATATAATTTCTCCTAGTCTGTTTCTATTTGGAATGCATAATTGAGTACCGGGTTCAACAAATATGCTACCTTGAATGTTATTACATATTGCAATTACCCAATACAATTCTGAATCATTATAATAGTTATATGCCAATAAATCTAGTCTTGTTTCTCTATCAGCAATAATATAAGTATCAGCATCAGTTTTAAGAATTTCTGGATAAAGGGTTGTACTATAAAATCTTTTTCCCTGATCCGTTCTGTATTGTTGTGAATATGAATATCTATTTTTTGCCATTTTATTCCTTATGCAACATTTGCAAGGCGAACTTTTACCCTGCCCCTTTTGTGGGCAACATCAAAAGCAGTTGCCTTTTGATTGAAATGTCTTATTTTCGTTTGAGGTGTAGCAACACCATACATATATGTAAATCTGATAGTTAAACCAACAACCATTGGTAATTGATAACCCTCATCAATATCCCATAAACTATTTTCGTCTGGAGCAATAGTTACACTAGAAAAATGTCCATAAATATCATTGTATAAATCACCCAATGTTAATTTAACTATTGGGCCTCTCATAACATTATCATCTTTATATTGAGTTGGATAACACAATCCAACAATTCTGTTGATTTTTCTCCATTGAGGAATTACTTCTTCTTTACTTTGAGCATAAACCGTCAAACTAAAACTTAGATTTCTTGTAGTTGAATTATAAGTGTAGAATGAATCAGATCTTCCCAAATAAGTTGTCTCACCCCAACTTGGTGAAACTTCATCACTAATTCCTGTTAAAGTTGCTCTAAATATAATTGCTTCTTTATTATAAATATCATAGATTCTAAACTTTATAGTGTCTCTCAATTCATCAGTATAATCCTCACCAACATCAAGCATATTAATTTTGTCTCTGTATTCATCAGTATTGTATGCTACACTTTCACTTTGGTTAAATTGTGGAAAACCCAATCTCCTAATTTGTTCACGAATCTCTTCTTTATTAGAATAATATTCTTCATTTTGTGTTCCTGCAACTTGAGTTCCCAAATGTTGTTGATACAATTTAGATTTATCTGCATTACTTTGATTTATTGCATTTGAAATTGGAGAAGGCAGTGCTGGAATTGCATTGCTTGGCAAAACAGGATTTACATTTGTTGGATTTATAAAATTACTTGGATTATAATAACTAGTATAATTTCCTGAACTCTTCCAGTCTTTCCATCTTTGTTCTAATGTGTCACCATATTGTTCTCTAATTCTTTCATAAGTTAATATGTCACCTTCACCAGCATATCCAATATATTTATCATAAGTAAAATAACTTCCCAATCTACTTGACCACTTTGGTTTTGTCATATCTATCCAAGCAACAGGCTTTGTGTATTTAATTCCTTGTTGAGATAAAATTAAAATTTCTGCAGCATTTAGGCCTTGACTTAGAAACTGATCATAAGTACTATTAAAATTTATTTGCCCTGTTGCAGCAAGATTTTGAACAGTTGGAATTATCAAGTTCTGAGCTGAATATAAAATTGTATTAAACAATAGATCAGGAGCATTTGATCCAAGATTTTCTATTATTGGTGGATTTGTTGCTAAAAACACTGAAGGCGGAACAGTTTGAAACTCCATCCTGCTACTTGGTATATTCAAAAAATTTGGTGATGGTATAAAGCCATTGATTGTGCTTTCAATAAAAGGGTTTCGCAAAATTGCATTAGCAGTATGAATCAAAAGAGATGAAACACCACCTCTTGTAGCACCAGGGACTAAAGTACTCAATCCACTTTGTAATATGTCTGTTGTGCTATTTGTTCCCAACAAATATCCACCTGCAGTAGCAATCAATGCAGTATATCCATATTCTTGATAATATTGATTCAATAATGTGTTGCTATTTGGTGATGACAAATTCGGATTATAATTACTATATATTTCAAGCAAAGGCGTTTGATCATAGTCAGTGTCATACGGTGGACGATTTTTACTAACTAAACTATCTCTTTCATTTATAGGTTGTGTTGATTGAGGTTTCTTTTTATATAATTCTAGCAGTTTGCTCATTTTCACCCCCCAAATAAATGACAATTTTTATTATGCCATCTATTATACATATTAATTGCAGTTAATTTGTGACAGTATTTACATTCTATCTTTTGTCTATTCAACGCTTTTTGTTTCATAATTTTAATAGTTTGTCTTGAATGAGTTTTTCCAAACATTCCGTTGCTGTCTCCTTTTGACAATTGTTTTTCAATTCTTATTTTTGACATTTTATTTTTTGTTTCTTCAGATTTTGGTAATATGTTTTTACCCTTCATAGATTTTGATTTTTTAATCTTAACTTCTAATTTGTTTTGAGCCAAAATACAATTATTCTTCCATCTTTTTTTTATCTCATCATCAAGCAATGTGTTGCCACCCTCACCCCCATCTGTCAAATTATATAGATTTTCTCTACCATAAAATTTTATCCACTCTTTTTCTTTTTTAAATGCTTCTTGTTCTGTTAAATTTTCTTCAATTTTATTATAAATAGGTTCTAAATTTTGTTGTTTAAGTTTTTTAATTGCATTATATAAATTTTTATTGTATTTTTGAGCTTTTTCATTAGTATAATGATCATAAATTCTATTGCCTTTGCCTTTGCCCACATAAAATGGTATCAAATAAATTGGATCAATCAATTCATATATATAAAATTCATTCATTCTCTTAAGTCAATTTTGTTGATGATGTATTTCGAGCAACATTTTCATTTACTTTTCTACCATCAAGATATACATTTATATCTTTGACAGCAGCAATAACTTCATCTAATTTTTTATTAACTTTCTCATTGCTTTCATTGATAACATTGCCAATACCGGCAGTTGAAGCTAAAACATCAATATCTTCAAACTTACCACTTGCTAATATTTCGGGCGATGTTATTGAACCAATTTGTCTTAAAGCATTTGCTGTTATCATTAAGCCTGGGCCTATAGCGGCTAATCTTTCTAACTGATCAATTGGACTATCACCAAATAAACCAGAGAACATTGAAGCAAATCCGCTGGCTGCACTAACTGCAGTGAAAGCTGCAAGAGCTCCTGCAACTGCATAAATTCCCAAAGCAGATGTTGCTAATTGAGGGCCTAAACCAGCTAATTGCTTAAATGATTCTGTGACTGCACCAATTATTTTCACTACAGCATCACCTATAATTTCAATAATTGCTCCCATTCCTTTCAAAAATACATCTACAAAAGGAACAAACTCATTCAATGCTGCACCCAATAACCATAAAGCACCAGCCAAAACTGCAATTGTCAAAGCACCCAATAACATTGCAGGAGAAGCTCCTCCCAAAGCAAGAGCAACAACCGCCAACACAGTCAATCCAATTGTTGCTGCAATTAAAGTTTTTGTAATATCTTTAACTTTATCAATTTCTTGAAGTGCTTTTGCAAACACCCAAAGTGCTCCACTAATTATTAAAATAGAAGCTGCAGCTTTAATCATACTTGTTGGATTTATTTTACTTCCTATCCCTCCTATTGCACCTGTAGTTTTTTCTACTGTTGTAGCAACAGTTTTGCCACCACCAAAACTAAACAGTTTCCCAAACATTCCAATTAAACCTGAAAGGGGTTTCTTGGCAACTAGAAATAATAAAGGCCAACCGGCAATTTGAGCAGTAAATTCTTTGCTTCCAGGGATAAGTTTATCAACTCCGTCAACTAAATAATTTATACCATCTGAAATAATTGCAACAAGATCAGCTATTTGTTTAACTGCAGGTCTCATTAAATTTATAATTGGCAATACAACTCTTCCTAAAGCTGCACCAATAGCCATAAATGAGTTTTTCAAATCAGTAACAGTTGAATTAATTTGTTGCAAATCTTTTTGTTGTTGATCATATTGCAATCTCTCTTGTGCAGTCATCTTACTTAATTTACTTTGCAATGTAAGAGATTGTTGTAATTGAGAAACTGTCAAGCCTGTTGCTTCTGCAATTGCTTTCTTTTGAATAAAATTCATTTTATTAAAATCTTCTAATGTTCCAACTTGTGATAGTATTTCTTTTGTTGCACCCTCAATATCACCGTCAAATATTTTTTGTCGAGCAGCATTGAAATTAATTTGTTTGCCCAACAAAATAGAAGCTTCTAATTCTTTTTCTATTGATGAACCAAAATCCATAGCTGTTTCAACAATTGTTGCAACATCTGATAATTCTAAACCAAATTTTCTTGCATTAACTGCTGCTCTAATTGTTTCATCTGCACTTGCTCCCATATATGTAGCTACAAATTCAGCACTTTCTGCAATATCGTTAAACACATCGACAGGAGCAATACCTGCAGCGTGTGATAAGTGCATAGTTGTATCAATCCAACTTTTCAAATTCTCTTTTGAAGCACCCTTCATTCCAGAAAATATTTCTAAAATTTCTGCACTCTTCTCAAATGAAACACCCAATTTTGCATTCATCAACGCAACCGTTTTTATCAATTCTGGTGTGACAATCTGAATGTTTTGAAAATTTGTATATAAAGCTGCAGCAGACTCATATGCTCCTTCAATAGTTACACCATATTTCCTTAATGAAAGAGCTGTTGATTCAATTTGAGGTGTCAGTTCTTTTGTTAAAGCTAATGTAAGGCCTGTTGTTTTTCTAAAATCTTCAGCTGCAGCTTCTAAATCAACAAATTGTTTTATTAATAATGCAACACCAACTAATGCAATTGTCCAAGGATTAAACAATAACATTTTTGCAAATTGCATATATGCAGAAACAACACCGCCCATAGCAACTTTCAATGCTTGTGTTGCACTCACACCAGTTGCAAAACTGTCTTTCAGTGAATTGCCAATATTACCTTTAATGTCTTCTTTAATTTTGTCTAAACCCAATGCAGTCTTAAAATATTCTCCCCCAGGTATTTTGTCAAAGAGTTCAAAGCTTTTATCAACAATATCACTAATAGAATCTCTCATTGCAGTTAACTCTGCATTATTTAGAACTGCTTTTTCTAATGATTGTTGTTTTAAATAAACTTCACCCTTCATAATCTCAAGAAATTCACGAGCCCTTTTAACATTTGAAGTTTGTAATATTCCTTCTTTAATAGCTTTTTGAATTAGCTGATCAGATTCATCAATAATGTCTTTTATAGTTTCCTTAGAACTTTCAAAAGCATCAGGAAAATCTAGTGTTCCCACTTGTGTATTAAGTTCTTTAAATACATTGACAATTTGTTTTTGTTGTTCATTAAGCGTTGTAAATACTCTGTTCTTTTGTAGTTGTCTTATTATTTCATTTTGTGAATGAAGAAAAGAATTTAATCTTTTTTTGTAACCCATTAAAGTTTCTTTGCCAAACTTTTCTGTTTGTTTGTTCAAATACTTATTAAGATATTGAAACTGTCTTTTAACAAGATTCATATCTATTAGTCCCGTTCCGATTTCTTTACTCATTGATTCAACAGTCTTTGTAACTTCTTTTTTCATTTTTGACAATTGTTGAGACAATGACTTTAAGTCATCAGCTAAATTTATATTTAACTCTTCACTCCCGGGTCTTAGTTCTGGTGGCATTTTTAATCCATATTATAAAAAGGTGTATCTTCAGGTTTTATGCCTGCTTTTTCTAAATCTTTTTTAACATCAGGTCTGTTGACAAAGTCTCTATATCTTTGAACAGACTTTTGAAATTCTTGAGATGCTTTCATAAGATCTTTTCTACCTGTCTGACTAATCAAACCATCAATTTGCTTTGCTTTTCCAGATAAAGTAAACATAACAATCTTAGTTATCAAATTAGAAATGATTCCCTCATTTATAGGCTTTTTATTTAATTTATTTATTTCTTCACGAATGATCTGTCGCAATTCCGACTTTTTCATATTTAATTCTCCAATGAAAAGAATGAGTGGGACGTTCTATATGATATAAATATAAGTTTTTAAGGTTTTTTTCTTCTCACTTGAGGAACATTGGGCACATTTGGTTTGACACCCTGTTGAGGTTTTTTGGCTTCAGTTTTTTCATCTTCCTTTTTCTTAGCCAATAGTTTTAAATAAAATTTTCGTCTTGTCGTGGGCATATTATAGATCTCATCATGATGGAAACCTCCATTTGAATAATACGCTAAGTCAAATATTTCTGCCCACAACTTAGGTCTATAATCTGTTGGTAGGCCAAAAAAAGTTGATGTCCATTGGGAGAGGAATGACTTGTTCATGACCACACTCTGAACATGCAAAATCTACACTTGTTTTCACCCCCGGTGTAATTTCTGCTAAATATTCTCTAAAGGATTTTGAATCTATAGAAGACATTTGATCTGACACCATTCTAAAGATTTTTTGTTGTGATCTCTCACCATTGTATTCAGTGATAACATAAGACAGTCTTGTTGTCATTTCTTGATCAATTTCAGTCTTAAATCCTTTTTTGATTTTTTTCATTTGATTGTTGATATCATTGTCATCTTTGATTGTTAAAAATCTAAATTTAATATCAACATTTTGTTTTGGTAAATGATATGTGAATTCATTTGTACCCTTTGCAAACTGTTCAAAATCTAAATCTTTAGATTCTAAATCACTTAAGTTATATTTGCAGTCATTTGTTGCTGTACAATTAGGGCATTTAACTTGAACTTCATATTCATCACCATATAGTAAAATACGAGATGCTATCATAAGTCCATTTTTGTCACCCAGTAAAATATCATCATAATTGACTTGATCAACTATGATTGACTTTAAAAATTCATCAATAACAATTCCTTTATTGATTAAATTTCGTGATGTTAAAATGTCTTCATGTTTTGCAGTTGGATATCTTAATGTTAATTTTCCAGAAGACAACGGACTTGTTTCTGGATAAAAATATCCTTGACTTGGCAAAGTTATAACTTCAGTTGGATATTGTTGCTCTTTTGGCTTTGCATTTATTTCCTGCATTTTATGACCTTTCTTTTAAGTGTGTGAGTTTTATAACTAAATTTTTATTTCATTTTATGAATGTAATAATCCCATGCTTTTTGAATATCACTTGGCAATTCTTTAAAAGATAAACCAAGAATTTTCTTGTCTGTTGTTATTTTCCAGGGATGCCCTAAACCTCTAAACTTTTTAAAAAAATGTTGTTTTTCTTCTTCAGAATCATCTTTGTTCCATTGTTGTTCCGAATATTTAATTCCCAAATCTTTTTCTTTTAAAACATTTTTTATTTCTTCTCTAATAACTTGTCTCAATAATTTTTCTTGATGATCTCTCAAACCAAGTCCTGCACCTCTTAAAAATACATTACCTATATATTGCATAGCCTTTCGGCCATTATTTCCAAATTTTTGTAAATTAATAAAAATTTCTTCTTTTTTTTCAGGGCTTATGTGAACACTATCTTTTTTAATAACACTTTCTATATAGTCAATAACATTATTTACATTATAATCTTTAAATAAAGGTGCAGTTCCAAATGAGGCCCATAAATCTTGAGGATGCTTATTGAATGCAGCAACTAAAGCTTTTTTGTCTGTTAAATCAACATGAGGTTTTTGTTTTTGTGGCATTATTTAAATATTTTATTTATTTTAAAAATTAGAAATTCTTTTATTTCATCACTTTCAAATCCTTCTTCACCCAATGAGCTATTAATTTTAATAGCTGCTTTGACAAAATCTTTCAGAGCATTTCTATCTACAAGACCTTCATGCCTCGAAAAATCAGAATACTCTTTTAACAATTCTTCTTTAATCATTTTTCTTAATTCAGCTTTTTTCATAGAAAAACTCCAAATTAGAATTCAAGAACTGCATAGTCATATGTCAATGTAATTGTCACTTCTACAGGATCGCCAGTTCCCCAATCAAGTGTTCCTCCGCCAATTGCACTTACAAACGCACCTTTCAATTTCCATTCTTCAACTATATCGCCAACTGGGCCTAACATATTAAGTATTACTTCTTTTTTATAAAAATCAGCATATCCAGCTCTACCTGTGACAGACTCATAGCATAATCTAATCCATTCCATAACAGCTTGAGCACCACTTGGATTTATTGGTTGATACAAAGTCAATTCAATATCTTGCCATTCTGGTTTGCCAGCTAATTTTCTTTTCATGTTAATGTGCTCTAAAGTAATAGGGTTTAAATTTATTGTTGGTTTAGCAGCACCCTTAACTAAATATGATGGTAGACCATTGATATACATAATAAATCTGTTTTGAACTTGTGGTTCAAATTCAGGAAAGTGAATTTCCTCGGGCTCAAGGATTCTAGCCATTAATTTTCTCCAAATTATTTTCTTTAATTAATTTTTTACCTGTTCTATAAATTCTTAACTTATCTTTTCTAATATTTTCTCTCATATTCGCTTCTTCTATTCCATATTTTTCTACCCAAATATCATAAAATTTTTTTCTATACATTGGATTATTTTTACCAGATGTTGCAATAGAAATATTTTTTTTATGTTCTTTACTTCTTGGAACGCACATATTTTTTCTTGCTTGTTCAGATCTAGGTTTTCTCATCTTATTTAAAATTTCACTTCGTCTTGGATGATTACTTATTAAATCACCACCACAACCTCCTTCTGACTCATTGCACAAATTATTTAGTCCATAAAATTTAATCCACTCTTTTTCTTTTTTAAAAGCTTCTTGTTCAGTTAAGTTTTTTTCAATCTTATTATAAATGGGTTGTAAATCTTGTTCTTGTAATTCTTTTAAATAAAACTGAACATCTTTATTGCTTTTATTTGATCCCAAATAATGATCATACATTCTATCATTCTTACCCTTTCCAACATAAAAAGAAACTTTTAGTATTGGATGTATAAGTTCATATATGTAAAATATGTTGCCCATTTAATAATAAATATATAAAATTTTCATTTTTAATAGTATCTATAAATATAGATTTATTAACCTTTTATATATAACCCTTTCACAATGTATTTTTTAGCTAATTCTGCTGATTCAGAATCATAAGTATACCAAAATTTAAAATCTGAACTCCACCTGAATCTTTTGTCAGATTCCCTCTTATTCCCACCACGATGCATTTGTGTTATGCGACTGAAAACATCTCTATATGGATAGGTTTTACCTATAAAAGCAATTGCCGTTTCTTCTGCACCCTTCCAAGGTTTTTTTATAAGTGACAAATATTCCCTTATCTTTCAATTGCTTGTCAATTGGTTCATAATCAAATGCTTCTTTCAAGAATTTACCATCAAATTTTCTATTCTTATCATAATCATAATTTACATAAACCGATTTCCACTCTTTTTGTTTTCCATAATCTTTGATTGTATAATCAGCACTGTATTTGTTGTAATCTCTTATGTATGGAGTAATATCCATTCCCTTTTTTAAAGGAACAAGTTCAGGAGGATCTTTATACCAGTTGATAACATTTTTTCCGTCTTTAGTGACGATCAGAGTTCCTTTACCTTCAGAATAATGTTTGCCAGTTTGTTGCGGTTTTGATTTTTTATAACTAACAGTGGGTGCTAAATTATAGTCATCTTCTTTAAGAATTTTTTTAATTTCTTCTCTTATTGCTATTCTTAATTTATTTTCATTTGTCATGTTTTTACTCTGTTGTTTATCACTTTCATTTTCACCACCCTTATACATAATATTTTGAGTGACAAATTTTGCTATTTTAATCCAATCAGCAACAGTTTTTGGTTTTAAGCCTTTTTGTTTAGTAGCAATTTCGTCGGCTTTGTCTTGCATTCTTTGATATAAATCTTCAACTGACATTTTGTCAAAATCAATGTGCAAAAATGTTCCTATTTGTCTTGCAAGATCTAATATTAAAATTGGGTATGGAGAATCCATATTAAATCGAAATTTTTTGTCATGAACTGTTGGTTCACTACCAATTTCAGCTCCAATTGCATTGGGCATTTGTTCATTGATAAATCTTAACTTGTTCAAGGGAAATTTTTCGACTTTACCATTAACAAATTTTACATTAGCAGTTGTTTCATCAAAATCAACTATTTCCCCTTTTCTAGTTGTATTTTTAACTTTAACTTTCTGGCCCTTCTCAATGTAGTTAACGCCCTTTATTGTACGAGGCCATTCTTCTTTTTTTTCTTTTACCATCCTAGTTGCTTTGCTTTTTGTTGAAATATTTTTGCAATAATACCTTTTGGATCAATATCTTTTCCAATTATTTTTTCAGCAGCTTGAGCTCTTCTTGCAGCTTTGAATGCATCAGTAATTCTGCTAGCCATGGTTCTTGCTAATTTTTCCATTGAGGGAAGGTCTCCCCCTGCCTTTTTAACTATATCATTTATTCTCATATCATCTTTAGCATCTTCAAGAATTTTAATAATTTCTTCTTTGATAATATTTCTTAATTCAGATTTTTTCAAGAGCTTTCTCCCTTATTTGTATGCATATCCACTCATTGTTCTCTTGCCATACTTTAGAGCAATTTTTTTCATATCTTTGACTCTAGCTGAATCAATGAAAGTCCAATAACCTATTCTTGCGCCCGATTGATCATGATAAAATTCTTTTCTGTCGTCCTTTTTAGCCAATGGCTTATTGCCTGCAGTAAAGACTAACTTGTAATTTTGCCCTGGGTCTAGATCTTTCCAAACTTCAGCTGTTCCGTCCCAAGTTTCATAAATATTAAAATATTTAGAATCACCTGTGATTAAATTAACTTTTCCCAATGGCAATACTGGATTACCATGTGAATATTCTTTCAATAATATTTTAATTTCTTCTTTTATAACTTTTCGCAATTGTTGTTCAATAACATTTTCTTTTATACCTTTGGCTTTTTCAAAATTTGGATCCATTGTTATTAATTCAATATAGCCCTGTCCTGAATCTTCTTTTAAGATTGCAGTCAATTCTTCTTTGATCATTTTTTTTAATTCATCTTTTTTCATATCCTAACCCTTTTATTTGTTTAAAGATTCTATATTACAATTAATTTGTATTCCCTGATATCCCTGATAATAACTTTTAGAGCCTACCGAAGTTTTTTTAATATTAAATTTATATTTTTTTAATATACTTTCTAAGATAGCTTTCATTTTATCTACAAGTTCATCTTCAATTTTGTTAAATTGTTGAAAATATATATAGAAATATATGTTTCTATAGCCCCCTGCACCAATTGTTTTATCCCAATTAATGTCAATTAAATATTCATCAGCATCATATTTTTTACCACCAGATTGTGTTACACTATGAGTCTTGCTTTTATTCTTTAAAATTTGACCCAAATTTTTATATATATCATTTATTATTTTGCGAGTAAAATCTTGATTATTCTCTAAATAATCTTCAAGATCAAATGATATTAAATCTTCTTTTAAAACTTTTTTTATTTCTTCTCTAATCAATTGTCTTAATTCTTCTTTTTTCATTTTAATTATAGTCCTTTCCCTTTATTTCAATTTTTTGATATGCATAAGGGCGAGACCATTTTTCATTTTCAGATAAAATTCTAAATTTGTTGCCCTCAATTTTGATTGGAACTGTGTAGAATAATGGACTTGATTCAGAGTATTTTGCAGAGCCCATTCTGTAAGTTGCTCCCCATTTACTATCATCAGTGTCATAAAGAGCATATAGAGGTCTGCCATCATTTTTGGATTTACTAATAACTATCCACCCAACTTTTTTCAATGTTTTAGGTTTCCAATAAATTTTGTTGTTTGGTTCATTATTCCAATTATAATCTTCATCTAATTCAAAATCAACTCTATGAACTATAATCTTTTTTCCATCATCCATAAGAGCTGTCACACTATTAGTTCCTGCAGAAGGAGCTTTTACTATCTTTCCTTTTGCATTTTTATATCTTCCTGCATTAACTGTTATTGTACGACCGATGAGAGGATTTTTTTCTGTAGCTTCAAATCTAAAATCTTGATTGGCTTTTGACTTCAATGATTGAACAGCAACAAGTCCCTGTTTTGATTTGGGAACTTTGAATTGTTGTATAGCTTGTTTTTTTGCATCCCATAAATCTTTAGCTTTTATTTGAATTTTCTTGCCATTATAATAAGCTTCAAATTCAGTTTCTTCTTTTAAATTGCCAAGGTTTCTTCTTACAAGAAATTCTTTAATTTCTTCTTTTATAATTTGTCTTAATTCTGATTTTTTCATCTAAATTTAATCCCTGCATTTAAATTTCTATCTAAGTATAGTAAAATAAATTCTTTGATTTCAATGTCTTTAAAATTATAATCTTCTAACTCACTGATTAATGTTCTAACTGTCGTTATTAAATCATGAAGATATGAGCCGTCTTTGTTCAATGCTTTAACTGTCTGATCATATAACACATTAGTTAAATGCATTTCTTTTAACAATTCTTCTTTTATAATTTGTCTTAATTCTGATTTTTTCATATTCTATCTCAAATTAAATAATCAGGCCCAGTCCAGTGCCAATTTTGTTTAACAAATACATTTCCTCTTTTATGTTTTGCTGGTGCGTTAAAACTTGCTGCCTTAAACACATCACCTCTTTTATAAGGAATGCCTTTTAATATTCCATCAATTTGAGCAACAAAGCCCCAAACAGATCGACTACCCTTGTCATCTCTTATGATTTTTACAAACTGTCTTCCACCTTGCAAATCCCATTCCCATTTTGGTTCAACATCAGAAAACTTGCCTGATTTAGCAAATTTTTTATAATCTTCATCAGCAGAAGTAATAATATTATTTCTTATTGCTGTTTCAATTTCTCTATCAATTTTTTCTGACAAAAGTGTTCTTATTTCTTCTTGAATCAATTGTCTTAATTCAGACTTTTTCATAAGAAAAACTCCTTATGCAGCAAATGATGCTGTTACTGTTCTCCATTTTCCTGCTATATCTTTGAATACAATCCAACTCTCTGAACCTGAACCAACTAACATCAATGAGCCAGTCTGAAAATTTGGAAACATTGCTGACAGTTGAGCTGCAGTTGGATTTGCACCTGCCAATGAACCTGTATATCCTATTGTTAATTGTAAACCAACTGAACCAGATAGGTAGCCCGGTGATTGTGTTCCTGATCCTGAAAGAACTAATACTGGTTTTCCTAATGTTCCACTACCAATTGCATTTTCATCTAATATAGCTAGAGATCCGGTTATCTGAACTCCTCCGCCAAGTTGAATAGCATCTGTGTCATTTTTTAACCAATCAAGCATTTCTGATATGTACATACTCATTAATTTTCTCCATTTTTATGTTTAAAGTATACTAATAAATATAATAAATTTCATAAATTTTAAAATAAAAAAGCCCCAAAAAAGGGGCTTGAAAACGTCGTCCTACGTAAAGTTAATTTCTTACTCTGTGAACTGTGCTCCTGTTGGTTGAACATTGAATATCAATTCAATAAATTCAGCAGCTCTAGTTGGTTGAATGAAAATTTCACCTTTCAGAATGTTTCTATCGATAACATCTGGTGGGTTATTTGTATCATCCATAACAACTCTGTAAGCATAGACACCAGCTTTTCTCTTTACAGAATCCAAATAAGGATTAACTATATTCAAAAAGTGTTGTCTTGTTGTATTTGTATTTGGTTCGAACACCAAATATTGAGCTGTAGAAGCAATAAATTTTTTCAATGCAATCAACAATCTTCTTACATTAACTCTATCCAAAGCAGAAGCTTTCTTTTGAAGTGTCTTCTGACCCCAAATGCTTATTCCTTGTCCAGGGAATGTTGCTATTGGATTTACTCTTCCATCATAAAGAGTGTCTCTCTCTGTATGAATAAGTTTCTTTCTAACATCAACAGCTTCAATTCCACCTCTGTTAAGTCCTGCCGGAGCATACCAAGGTGAAGAAACTTTGTCGTTGAAAGATATAGCTTCAACTACACCAATTGAAGGAGGAACCCAAACGTTCTTGTTTCTCTCTCCATCATATATTTGAATCCATGGATAGTAGGTTGCAGTAAAGTTATCATCAATATTTTCTACTGCATTGATTGCAGTTGATATTGCAGCATCAATTCCAGCCAAGTCCATAACATAGAAGCAATCTTGTCTTGATAAACAAATATTTCTTGCATGCTCAGTTACTTTAGGATGTAATGATTCTAAAACGCCTGGGACAACTATCATATTAATATCAAACAAGTCAGGATCTGAAACTGTATTCAATGCTCTCTTATATGCAGTTGAACCTGAAGCAGTTGTAGCTGAACAATCAAATCCAAATACGTTAGTAGCACTAATGCCTGCACCAACTTGAATAGGTCTGTTTGGTGGCATTCCGTCCCAACCTCCTTGAAATGCAACTGTAAAGCTCAACATTTCAGATGGAGCCAATGAACTTGAAAGTGAATTTGTAAATAATGAAGAACTTGCATGACCAAATTTGTCATCTAAGTTAAATGCACTACCTGAGTTGATGTGAGGTGAATCAGCAGTTTGTTTTACAAACTCTTTAGCATCAACATTATCTAAATCAATACCCCAATAATATGAACTATTGTAAGTATCAGCAGTTCCTTGATATGATCTTGTAGGAATTGCTATTAAAGCTTCTGCTGCAAAATCATTATATGCACTATGTCCAAAAGGAACAATTTCATTAGAAAAATTCTCCAAACCAACTGCTGGAATTATTCTAATATACTTGCTTTTATTTGGATAGTCGCCATAACTAGAAATTCTGCCATTAGAATCTATAACATCATATTTATCACCAATGAGTTTCAATATATAATTGTTACTTGTTGGATCTAAATTAGCATTTGGAAATGTTTCTAATGCAATTACTCTTGTATCTAAATCATCAAATTGTCTTACAATTATATTAAATGAACCATAATCAGTTGAACCCGATTCTGGTTTTTTAACTGCATCAATAGATACTTTTACCGAGTTATTTGAATTATTACCATCTGCAATTGTTGCAAATTTAAATAGATTGAAAGGGCCACCTGAGATACTTTTTTGTGATTGAACCCAAGGTGTTGTAGCATTTTTGTAGCTTGCTGATGTTTCAAAATTGAGAGTACTTCCTGTTGACAATCTAACTGGGAATGTTGGATTTGCTAATGAAGCTGAATGTGCCCAATTTTTTGCTAAATAATAAACATATAAATTACTTGATAATGCATTTCCTCCCACACTTTCAGGGCCTCTGCCAAATACTTTTTCGATATAATTAGGATTGCTCCAATCAAATGAAGCCGTCACACCAATATCAGAACCTGATGAAATATAAAAGCCTTGACTTTGTGATACAGAGCCTAAAGTTAGACCTGTAGCAAATTCAGCACTTCCTGATGTTGGAACTAAAATAGCAGCACATTGTTCATATCCACCAATTGAGCTTGAAACGTAAATAGCTACATAACTATTACTTCCTTGTGCTCTTGTGTGAGCTGAACTCCAGCCTTCTATTCCCAAAACTCTTACTATATGAACAATTCCTGCATTCTTTAAATAATTTTTAACTGCATAAGGAACATATGTTTTGTCTGAATTTTCTCCAAACATCATATTATAATCATTTGCGTTGGTAATAGGAGTTGGCATAAATGCGCGGCCTTTTCCTGTTGGGCCAATTATAACTGCACCGATTTGACCGATACCTGTAGGAAGGAAACTTTGATCATTTTCACGAGTAAAAACTGCAGGTGAAATCATTTTTCCTGTCGCCATTAAATTTTCTCCTTTAAATAATAAAATTGTTAATTAAATTTTTTGTTTGCAATTTTCATTGTGCCATCTTTTGATATTTGTTTTGCTACATTTTTTCTTACAATAAATGCAAATTTCTGTTGGCTGTTTTTTAGCAAACATTGGTGCGTCTTTTCCATATCTATGGACACCATACATAGGATTTTTTTCACCTGAAAAAATAGAGAAATTATTAACATAAACACCCATATTCCAATTCTTAGTTGTTTCTTCTTTTCTTTTTATTTTCATTATTTCAGCTTTTTGACCAAAAATTTCATCATAAGTCTTACCCTTTTTAGCTTGACTCATCTTCTTCCTTGTATCATCATTCATTCTTTGAGCTTTTGTTTTTTTCATTTGCTCTATTATTTGATTTTTTCTTGGATGATGAGACAAGGTGTCAGAATCTTCTCCGCCTTGTGATATATTATATCCGCGAGGGTGTTGACTATTCAATTCTTTGATCCAAAACTTTTCTCTTTCTCTAAGAACATTTTTGTCGTTGCATTCCTCTAAAATTTCCTTTTTGAAATTTTCTATACCATATTTTTTGATAGCATTAACAATAATCCTTCCAGAACCCAAATATTTTTGATTGCTGGACTGATCTTTTCCAATGTAAATTTTTCCATTTATTAAATTGGTTGTTTTATATATTTGCATAACCTAAATAAATATATAATTTTGTGTGCTAATTTTGTTTTTGAGGCAAATCATCAATATTTATTGTCAATTCGCCCGTCTTTAAATTGAGTTTACCCAAACCATGCTCTTTCCCTATTTTTTCAATCAAAATAGTTTCATTTTCTTTTAAAGTTTTAAATTGTTTTATCAATTCATCTTTTTTTGATTGAAGATTCACAAAAGAAACTTCAATATCGCCAAGCTGATTGATAACTTTTAAAAAGTCTGTTTGTAAATCAGTAATCTCTTTTATAATGTTTTCTGGTAGTTTTATAACTTTTTCCATTTTTTTACCCTTTTTATTTTGTAAGATATTTAATTGCTTTATTCATTTGTGCCATTAGTGTGTCAATATTGATTGGCGGCATTGCTTCAATTGGCAGTGGATCAATGTCTATGTTGACTATTGTTTCATCTTTTTTATGTTTTTGATAGGCTTTTTCTAATTTAATGTCATATTGATTTTGAGCATAAGATTCACCATTGTAAGCTTTTGCAAATTTTGCCCATTGTTTATTTCTTAAATAACCGGCCAAACTTTGATTTTTGATAAATTCAACAAATGCTAACAAATGTTTTCCTTCTGAAATATACATCTCACCAACAAATGAACTTAAATCTTTATAGCCACACAAATAATAATTATATCCCATTATTTGAAACTTCCCCCAACTGCAAGATTCTAATGCAACTTGCCTATTCAATTTTGAAGCAGCATCTAATTTTTGAAATTGGATATTTGATTTTCCATATTTTGCTTCTTTTGCTGACCACTTGCCTTGTAGTGACAAGGGATAAACAACTCCATTAATTGTTGTTGTTGCACCATTGAATTTGTGTTTAGTTCTTCTGCCAAATACAAATGGTTCAAATAAAATTTTTGGAAATCTGTTGTCTTCTAAAAACCCACTTCCCGCACTTTCAACTTCAGAAACTGCTTTGATCACTGCAACTTCCACATTTAATTTTTTAGCCGCATCTATAAAATCCTGTTGTACTAAAAATTTTCCCATTATGCTGCACTCCCACTTGAACTTGGTGTATCACCACCAACACCTGATGTTGTTGTTTTTTGAACAACTATTGTTTGTTGTTCTAACATTACATCCCAGGGCGTTTTTATTTTTATAATTTTTCCATTTTTCTTTTTAATATACATTTAAATCTCCTTAAACATTATCTTTACTGTCTATTGGTGGTGTTATAAGCTGTGTTGGTGTTACTCCCTTTTGTGTTTCAATTCTTTCACCATCTAAACTATTTACTACTTCAGCCTTTAAAACTATTTTTGCTGGCTCTAAAACTTTAATTGTTGTATCTTTGTTGTCAAAACTTTTTGGAATAATATATGCATTCACACTGATTGTGAATGTGTTTCTAACAGCCCTATTTTGTCCCTCATTAACTTCTATTGTATTATCAATTGTATCATACATTACTCTAAATTTATCATATCTATCACCCCAATAACTAGATTCTGCATAAACAAATTTTTCTGTTATCTCATTCATTTGTCTTATAAAAGCAGTCCAAATTGAAATTTCATAATTGATAACAACATAATCAGGAACAGTTACTGAATAATGAACTTTAGTAGGTCTTAATTTGTTTGCTACACTAAAAATATCATAACGATTTTTAGTATTATACCCACTTGCAACTGTTTTTCTCAATACACCATCAATCTTGTCCATAGCCATAGTAGAATTTTTTGAAAAACTCCCTCTTGCAATTGACATTACTGGAACCATGATTTGTTTACTTTGTTGATCTCTAAACCAGCCATCAGCTTGAATACTTCTCCATCTTTCGGGTGAAGCAAAAAATACAGGCACAGGTTTTATAGTTCCATTTTCTTCAAATGT